TTAGCTTTATCAGAATATTGTTTTGCCGCAACTTGTGCTTCTCTAGGTTTTCCCACAGCAACTTTACCAGCCCTGCCAGCATTAACATCATCCATTCCACGGCCACCACCAACATTTGCAGAAGGTGTTCCAAGATCAACAGCTTCTTCCCTCTGCATTTTTTTAGCTACAGCTTCTGGACTGCGCTTTATTTTTTTTCTACGTCCTCCGCCTGTTTTAGGTTTTTTAGCTTTACCCACTAATTTTCCTGCGAGTTTTGCCGCTATTGACATTATGATGCTCCTTGAATAATTGTGTTAGGTCCACCAGCAGGAGAGCCAGCAACTGCCATGTCGTCCTGTCTGCTGCGACGTGCTTGATTTCTAAGTTGATCTATTGCGGTCTGATACTGCTGCTGCCAAACAGGAAGAGTATTCCAATCTTTCATATACATGGTTGCCTCTACCATGCAGCCAGCAAAGAGAGCATCATAGCAATATTCGCTAAAGTAGTTTGTAGTTGTCACGCTAGTTCCCGTAGCAGAAGCAAGGGCAAGCGGCTGTGATTGTGATTCAACTTCTACTGTAAGCACTGACACTGGTGTAGGCACAATACGAATAGAAGAATTAGTTCTGCGACTATAATACCGAGGCGTTCCAGTAGAGGCGCTCACCGGCCAATAGTCATTTACATATTCATTTGTTCTTTGAAGAAGATTAGTCGTACTTGTACCGCTGCTAACTTTATAGTTAACATTTCGGATAATAAGAGTACGATCATTCAAAGAAACGGCACCAGCATTTCCAGCCGATACCGATACATTGGTATATTCGCTTAGACCTACATCGTCCAAGTCTTTTACCAATCGAAACTCTGTTTTCTTTACAAAAGCAGATACCTGCGTAGAAAACTCCGTAGAGTCATTCTCCGTTGTGTTAATCAGGTCTGTCTTTAAATAGTTAAAGTCAGGCATAACTAGCCAAGCATAGCAGTTAGAACTGAACCATCCGTAGGACCAGAAACACTGACCACACCAAATATAGCAACACCCATGTCACCAATATAAATGTCAGATGCTTCGTTAGCTGCTACCTGAAACTTAATAGCCGTACCTTCAGCAGTCTTATTTGTAATCTGTCGCTGACCTTTAATAGAAAAAGAACCAGCCGCAGACGCCACAGCATGAATAGCCATAATACGAGTGGTGCTGGGAATGTTGCTATCAGCAGTTCCATTGCTTCCTACAGTCGTATCATCTTCTACATATTTAAGAACAGCATCGCCAGTAGCTATTGCAACTTTAATATTCGTAGCCATATGTATCTCCTTTAAGAATGAAGAGAGAGTGGCCGAAGCCACCCTCCCTCATTTGCTGATTAACCAGCGCTACCAAACCAGCCACGCCAATCCGAGACGCCGAAGCTATAACGCTCACGGGCCTTGAATCGAAGGTTGCCGGTGTCGAAGTCCGGTTCCATCTTGGTCTGAAGCGGCGACCGCACAAACATCTTCGTGCCGTTCGGAACGTCCGTCTTAACAAACCATGCGTCCGTGTCAGTGAAGCGACGGTTAATGAAGAAGCCTTCAGGAACCATGCCCATGTGACGGGTCGCATTGATGGCGTTCGTGTTCGGGTTCGCACCGCCAGCACTCGCCTGAGTGTTGCCCGGCGACGAAAGAACACGATCCGCAACCGCCCAGTAATCAACCGGGATATGCAGAGAAATCGCACTAGCACCAACCAGAATACCACGATCATCTTTGATCTTCTGAATAGACGTTAGTGCAGTTTCAAGAGTTGCTTCTGATAGGTCAGACGCAGCCAAAAGGTTGGACTGATTACCATCAGAAATCGTTGGGTGAGCCGCAGAGAAGAATGCAGCACCGTCACCAATAGTATCAGAGAAACCATTGTTGAAAATGTTTGCAGCTTTCACCTGTTTGGTATTTGCCATTGCTCGTGCAAGACCTTTCGCACGAAGTTTAGCAAACGTGTCATACAGGTTATCTTCCATTGCTTCTTCGGTGACAGCAAAGGCAAGAGCCACAGTCTCAGCCGTATA